GGACGAAGAAGTATATATGAAGGCATATCAAGTACTATATTCACCTGACGGTAGTAGTGACAGTTACCAGTCGACTAGTTGGAAGACATTCTGGGAATCGGATGGCAATGGTCAGATGCAGGCAGCATCCATACACAATACAAAGAGGACGAGAAATACATCTTCAAGCATGACAGGGCTTTAAAAAATAAGTTCATTTCACTCATTGCAATGCCTAATTTAGACATGTCACATTTCGTAGACAGGAAGCCTTCTATACAGGCCTGGTCGTCAGAGAAATATGAATGGGGTAAGAGACGTCCTATTTACGGGACTGACCTTAACAGCTATATCATAACACAATTTGCATTCCAAAACGTTGAAGACATGTTGCCTGCGCATTTCCCTATAGGGAAGAAAGCAAGGCCTAGCTTCGTCAACGCAAGAATGCAGGCAGTGCTTAAGAATACGACACCTTTCTGTATGGATTTCGCTGATTTCAATTCAATGCACTCGACAGGCTCGATGAAAGCTGTATTGAGAGCTTTTTATGACGTTAATTACAGGTACATGTCTGCAGAACAGCGGATTGCTACGACCTGGGTGATTGATAGTCTTGACCACGTTATTATTAATGACTTGTCTGGTACAGGTACAACATATAAAGCACAAGGCACTCTGCTCAGTGGGTGGCGGCTCACTACGTTTATGAATTCAATCCTTAATTACATATATACGATGGCCCTCGTAGGTAAGGCACAAACTACGCTTAGATCAGTCCACAATGGAGATGACGTCCTTCTAGGGATCGACAACTTCGTTAGAGTTCGAGACATTTCTAAGAAAGCGAAAGAACTCAACATAACTTTGCAACGGTCGAAGAGCTATTATGGCGGTATATCAGAATTCCTCCGCGTCGATCACGCTCGCGGGGAGACGGGACAATATCTTGCTCGTAATATATCTACGCTCATGCATAGTCGTATTGAAAGCAAAATAGCTCTATCGGCAAGTGATGTTGTTGAGGCGATGGAGGATAGGCTGGCCGAGTACGTGACTCGAGGCGGATCTTATAAGATCGCGAAATCGCTTCGAGAAACGTATTATGCTAGGATATCCCAAGTTTTCAATACACCAGAGGCAGTGCTCTGGACAATAAAAAAC